TTAATATTTATTGAAAAATAAACAAAATTAAAATTTAAAAATTAAAAAAAATGGCACAAAAAGTATTCGTTTCGCCGGGTGTGTATACTACTGAAAGCGAATTGTCGTTTGTTGCACAAAGTGTTGGTGTTACCACTCTTGGAATTGCGGGGGAAACCCTAAAAGGTCCAGCGTTTGAACCAATCTTTATTACAAACTTCGATGAATTTCAATCGTATTTCGGACCTACATCTCCCGAAAAATTTGTGAACACACAAATTCCTAAGTATGAGTTAGCTTATATCGCTAAATCATACCTTCAGCAATCAAATCAATTATTCGTTACAAGGGTTTTAGGATTATCAGGGTATGACGCTGGTCCATCTTGGTCAATTCAGACAGTAGCAAATGTTGACGGCTCCACTGTGGGCATCAATAATAACGCAAGTATATATTCCGTTTATTTTGATTTTTCGGGTAATACAGATGGTAGCGGGATTGTTAATGTTGATTATACTAATTTAGCTGGTACCCCTTTACTTAATGTTATTAACAATCAGTATACAGATTTTGACGGTTCAGTGTCTACCTTAAATGCTGACTTAAAGTCATTTGTTTTTGGTATCATGAATTCTCCTAATTCATCTGGTACTACATCCTCAGTATACGGACCTATGTCAGGTATCCCAACTTCTTTCACGTCTTTGAGTAACGTTTTTAACGTTCAAAATCTACAAACTAGTGCAATTACATATAACTCAAGATTAAATGATGCGTGGTATTATTCAAACTTCGAACAAACCGACCCATTAAATAACTCTGATAATTACTCCGGATTTTCTTTTTATCAATCTGTGACAGCATTAACTAATTCTGCTGGTAACATTTTTTCAGGAAGAAGCGCGGTAACGATGTTAAATTTTTCAGGAACTGCTTTTTCTGGTTATAATAATTTGGTAATAACAACTTTACGTTCAAGAGGAATTACAGACTACAATTCTAGTTCTGACGGCCCTACTTTCCAAGTTGATAACGTAAACAACTGTACAATTAATGTCAGTGGGTCTTATTCAGGTACAACTAGAAATCCTTTTGGTGTATTTAATATTGCAGGAACAAACATTAACTCGGTTCCTTTTTCTTTTGATGTTTCTTTAGATGATTCTAGTGCTAACTTTATAAGTAAAGTTTTAGGTACCGGTAATTTTCAAAAAGACAGAAATGATGTTCCTTTATTTGTTGAGGAACGGTTTCCAACTATGTTAAATTACGGTTTTAACCAAGGATACATAAGAGGAATTAAAAATGTTTTAGTGTCAACTGATAGGGCTAATTCTTTACAAACAACATCAATAGGTAATTATTTGGAAAGATATCAAACCGCTTATTCACCTTGGGTAGTTTCTGAGTTAAGGGGTAACACCGTATTCCAATTGTTTAGATTTATAACAATTTCTGATGGTTCAGCCTCAAATAGAGTCGTAAAAATATCTTTAGCTAACATGTCTTTTGATAATGATACTTTTGATGTTTTAATTAGGGATTATTATGATACTGACGCAAATCCTGTTGTTATGGAAAAGTACACTAATTGTACAATGGACCCTTCTCAAAATAATTATGTGGGAGTTAAAATAGGAACTGCGGATGGTGAGTACCAAATAAATTCTAAACATATTATGTTAGAATTAAACTCAGATGCCCCTGTTGATGCTCTACCTTGCGGCTTTGAAGGATATTTAGTTAGAACTTACAACACTGCTTTAAATTCTCAGAGTAAAGTTGAGTCTTTTCCAATCTATAAAACAAAATACTACAGTCCTGGTGACCAAGTGTCAAATCCTCCTTTTGGTAATTCTTCAGGTAATGATGATACCATATTAAGTAATGGAGAAAATGTTAGAAGGTCATTTTTGGGATTTTCAACCTCAGTTGGTTGGGATGAAAACTTTTTTGATTATAAGGGTAAACAAACACCAAGTGTTAGTGTAGGATGGACTTGTGAGGAACAAACCTATAATAATTGGACAAAATTAACTAAGGGTTTTCACATGGACAGCGGGGCGACAGTTGTACCTATTTCTTCAATATACACGACTAGTGGTTTACCAGCGTTTGAGTGTGGGGTAGCTTCTTTCCGTTCTGAACCTGAAAGTCCTAATGACCCTTATTATAGAACTTATTCGCGTAAATTTACTTTACTTTGTGGTGGGGGATTTGATGGATGGGACATTTACAGGGAATACCGTACTAATTCTGATTCATATCAATTAGGTAAATCAGGTTATCTTTATGGTTCTTTGGAAGGTTGTCCTTCCTATCCTAACGCAACAGGTTGGGGTGCGTTCAGACAAATTACAGTTGAGGATGATACATCCAATTGGGGTAATACGGATTATTACGCATACAAATTAGGTATAGCATCTTTTTCAAATCCTGGAATAATAAATATTAATGTATTTGCCACACCTGGAATTGACTATATTAATAATTTTCAGTTGATTAAGGCGGCTATTGACATGGTAGAAATAGATAGAGCTGATTCAATTTATATTGTAACTACTCCTGATTTTGAAATGTTACAACCTTCAGTATCTATGGATAACTTTATTTATCCTCAAGATGTCGTAGACAATTTAGCTTATGAGGATATAGATTCAAATTACACCGCAACATACTATCCTTGGGTTTTAACTAAAGATTCTGTTAATAACACTCAAATTTACATTCCGCCAACAGCTGAAGTTTGTCGTAACCTAGCTTTAACAGATAATATTTCGTTCCCTTGGTTCGCAACTGCGGGTTACACAAGAGGTATTGTAAATGGTGTAAGAGCAAGAAGAAGACTAACTCAACTTGATAGAGATACTCTTTATCAAGGTAGAATTAATCCAATCGCAACATTTAATGATGTTGGAACGGTAATTTGGGGTAATAAAACCTTACAAATTAGAGAAAGCCCCTTGGACAGACTTAATGTTAGAAGGTTGTTGTTACAAGCGAGAAAACTTATTTCAGCAGTTGCTATTAGATTGTTATTTGAACAAAATGATGCGGTTGTTAGACAACAGTTCCTTGACTCTGTTAATCCAATCCTTGACGCAATTAGAAGAGATAGAGGTATCTATGATTTCCGTGTAACGGTTGACAGTAGCCCTGCAGCTCTTGATTCAAATCAAATGTCAGGAAAGATTTTCATCAAACCAACAAAAGCTCTTGAATTTATTGATATTGAGTTTGTTGTTACACCTCAAGGTGCAAGTTTTGAGAATATCTAATAAAATTAAAAATGATAAATTAAAACCCTCGGAAACGGGGGTTTTTTATTTTTAATATATTTATATGATATGAAAATTAATTTAGTGGAAGGGTTTGAAGAAGAGATGACACCTGATATGAAGTATTATGCTTTTGATTGGGACGACAACTTACTTTACATGCCAACAAAAATTATACTTAAAGACGAAAAAGGAAATGAAGTTGGGATGGGGACTGAAGATTTCGCAGAATACCGTTCCAAAATCGGAAAAGAAAATTTTGAATATAATGGAAAAACAATTGTAGGATTTGCCGAAAATCCCTTTAGGTATTTTTCTACACAAGGAGATAAAAAATTTATGATTGATTCTTTGTTAGCGAAAACAGGACCAGCATGGAATGATTTTGTGGAATGTATAAACGGAGGGTCAATTTTTTCAATTATAACTGCGAGAGGACATAGTCCTGAAACAATTGCCAAATCTATAAAAAAACTTATTGACGGTAACATAAATGGATTATCAAAACATCAACTAATTAAAAATTTAAAAAAATATAATGAATTGGCAAACAGGTTTGTGGAAAAAAATGAGGACTCTTCCGATGAAGACCTTGTAGATTTTTATGTTTTTAAATTAAACAAATATTACCCTGTAACACATGGTAGTGGTTCGGCACAAAACCCTGAAGAATCAAAAGTTGCGGCCATGAGAGAATTTCAAGAATACGTAAAAAGAATAAGTAGAATAATAAATGTTGAACCGATGTTTAAAGATGACGTGTCAAATAGATTTGTACCAAAAATAGGATTTTCAGATGATGATTTAAAGAATTTAAAAACTATGAAGCATGAATTAGAAAAAGACCCAGAAAATATAGTTCAAATTTATTCTACACACGGAGGAGTTAAGAAAAAATACTAGATTAAAATATTTATAAGTAATATATGTAAGTTTGATAAAAAAAAATTTAAAGTAAATAGAAAAAAAAACAAACTTATATATTTATAATAAAATAAAAGAAATTAAAAACAAAAAACAATGGCTGATTTATTAATGAAAATGCCGATACCGTATGAACCAAAAAGGACTAATAGGTTCATTTTAACGTTCCCTAGTGAATTAGGTATCAATGAGTGGTATGTAGAATCAACATCAAGACCAGCAATTACTATTGGTTCAACACCAATTCCATTCTTGAATACGGAAAGGTATGTTGCAGGAAGATACACTTGGGGTGAAATTCCAGTTACATTCCGAGACCCTATTGGTCCGTCAGCGGCTCAAGCCTTAATGGAATGGGTTCGTTTACACGCTGAATCA